TGCTGAAGGATTGCTTGAGGTAAATGTGCCAATCCGGGTTGTTACAGCCCAGACAAATAACCCGGGCCGAGTGGAGTCAGAGCCCCTCGGTCTGGGGAATTTTAAAGCTGGTGCTCGCAGCTACCATGAAGGCGGGTTAAACGGCAGGGATGACTGGGTTGCCGCACGCAACCGTGCAAAGGTCTAAAAACCGGCCAGCTATGTTTGGGGGATGATTGTTAAATGGGTTGGATTTATTTAGCGGTGGAGGATGGTTCACCGAAGGTATGGCGCCATGGTTTAAGCCAGTTGCCTACTGTGAAAACGACGCTTTCGCTCAACGAGTGCTGCTATCTCGAATATATCGGCGAGAAATCCCAACCGCGCCAATCTGGGATGACGTTAGAACTCTTCGCGCTGGAATGCTCCCGGCACAAATCCATTGCATCTACGGAGGATTCCCATGCCAAGGACACAGCCTTGCAGGAGCTCGTAAACGCATGGCGGACAGCCGCTCGCAACTTTTCTGGGAGATTGTGCGCTTGGCAGAAGAAACAAAAACCCCGTTCGTTTTTCTCGAAAATGTCTGGCCGGGGATTAGACGGTCTATACCTACGATCCGAGCTGCATTTGAAAGCCTTGGTTACTCGTGTCGAGATGGGCACTTGGCGGCATCCGATGTGGGGTTGCCGCACCGACGTGAAAGATGGTTCATGCTTGCCTACTCCGACCAGAACCGAAGGCGGTTACAACCGCGGCGGAGGACGAGGGCTCATGCCGACACCAACGGTAAAGGGCAACTACAACAAAAAGGGGCTATCCAAAACGAGCGGGGATGGTCTGGCGACGTGGTGGAAGAAGCACGGATCAATCCCCACACCAACCAAGAGCGACGAAAGACCGGGTGGTTACAAAGCGGACCTGAATCGCAACTCACCACCCTTACCAGCGCTTTGGAAAGAGACGACTGGAACGCAATTGCCGCCATCTTTTGTGGAATGGATCATGGCAAGCCGTATCGGGGCCACCGTATTGGAGTCTTGGGCAATTCCGTCCCGTGGATTCAGTACCAAGAAGCGTTTAAAAGATTGATGGGCCTATGACGTTCATTACGGCAGCGCAGTACCGAGAGATGGTGCGTAAGAAGAAGGCTGCTAAGTACAAGCAGACCAGGACCACGATCCGCAACGAATCGTTTCCCTCCAAGCTTGAGGGCGCGGTCTTCGAACTCCTCCGCCTGCGTGTGGCGGCGGGAGAGCTGGACATGCTAACGCGCTATGAAAAGGTTTCGTTCTTGGATGGCTTTGTGTCCTGGTCGATTGATTTTTGGGCCATTGAAACCAAGACCAACACGCCGGTTTGGATAGAAGCTAAGGGCATGAAGTGCCAAAAGTGGAAGCTGTTTGAGAAAGTTTGGAAAGACCGCGGCCCCGGCAAACTGGTGCTCTACATGGGCGACTACCGCAACCCCACCGAGATGCCGCCAATTATTCCAAAGGAGAGAGTGTGAAGTTCAAATGGTTTTGGCGCCGCCAGCGCTGGGTTTACAAAATGCTCAATGAGTGGGGGCCACACTGGGATGGTCTTAAGCTAGCCAAAATGGTTGGCCTGAATCCCCGCGGAGTTCGAATGCAGCAACGCGCAGTTAAGCACATTTGTTGGATTGAGCGGGTGAACAAACACCTCCCAGCGTTTACCCCTTCGGGTAAGGGACAATCGACCTAGCTTTACGCGAGTAGGTGACTGGGTTCTTGCGCCGCCTGCCTGTCTTGTACTTGAGAAAATCTGCCCCAGCCTGGTCATGCCGCATACAGCAGCCCGTTTGCTTACTCGTTTTCATCACGCGGAACCGGATGGTACATTTAGGAAACGCGCAAACCCTGTCTTCCATTTCGTAAGTGGTCACGCCCGGCACCATACCGTAGAATTAATTAACTTCCAGAGAGGATTGTGATCATGGTGGAGCGACAAATGGGTGAGAGAGTTTCGGCCTTAGAAAGCCACGCGGCTAACTGGAACAAGCAGCTAGAAGCCTACGCCGGCAGCTTCCGCCACGAGATAGAACGCCTCACCAAGTCCATCGACAAGCTTGCGGACGCGGAGCGGGACAACCGCAAGACGCCGTGGGCTACCATTCTAGGCACCGTCTCTCTCTGCCTGATGCTCAATGGAATTCTAAGCACCAACCTCGTTGCCCCGCAGCAAGTAGAAATCAGAGCCCTAAACCAACGCCTAGACCGGCACGATAAACTCATCGAAGACATGCTCAAGAAAGAACCACGCCGCCGCCGCGGTGTTGATGACGCTAGCAATCCATGAAATATTCCACGCACCAGAACTGACAGGGGGAACATGGCCAGGATCACAATCGTAATTGAAGACCTTCTCAACGACGGCTGCAAAGTAGAAGTCACACCACGAGTCGAAGAACTCGCAATGAAAGTCTCAAGCGGAAGACAGGTCACCGTGGCCGAAGGCTACGCCCTGGCTGCTGTGAACAAGATCTACAACGACGCAAAAAAGCAGCGCTCTAAGGTCAACCCATCAAGTCCCATCATCCCTGTCATCAGCCTTTGATACAATAAACCCATGCCTGCTCTTAAAAACCCGCAGCACGAACTCTTTTGCCTTGAGTACCTGAAGGACCTTAACGCTACGAAAGCAGCGGAGAGGGCCGGTTATTCCAAAAAGACGGCGCGTCAACAGGGCTCTGTACTCTTGTCAAAACCTGACATTTCTGCCCGCTTGGCCGAAGCGCTTGCCGAAAAGCAGAAAGCCGTGGGCATGAGCGCCGAAGATGTTATTCGGGAACTCTCTCTTATCGCGAGTTCCGACATAGTCGACCTGTTCGAACCGAAGCTGCTCACCATGCGAACCGTGTCAGACATTCCTGAGAAGCTACGCCGCTGCATTCAGAGCGTGGAGTTCGTCGAGGAGTTTGAAGGTTCTGGCCGGGACAAGGTGCAGATAGGTTGGACTCGCAAGATAAAGCTTTGGAGCAAGGACAAGGCGCTTGAGAACCTTGGCCGGTATCACAAGCTATTCGTAGACGTGGTGAAACATGAAGGTCTCGAAGGTCTAGCCGACCGGATGAAGAAGGCCAGAGACAGGGCAAAACAAAAATGAGTGTTGTTCAATTCCCGCAACCGCCTTCGGTAGAGGAAGTCTTAGACTCAGTCGATGAGCACGCAGAAGAACTCAAGGCCATCTACGTGGTGGGCGTGGCCAAGGATGGTACCGGCAGGGTGTGGGCGAGCGGCAAGATGGTGGACCTTTGCTTTGCTAACGCGCTGATTCAAAGCCTGGTGTTCAAGTACCTCAATGAGAATGTTCTCGAAACGGATGGCTGATGAAGGACTCAGACCTATACGAAACACCGCCCGAGATCTTTCGGTACGCATCCGATAAGTACGGCCCATTTGACCTTGATGCCTGCGCGTTGCGGGACACCCGAAAAACCAAGGCATACATGGGACCAGACCACGATGCGCCGGAAGGCCGGGATGCTCTGTCTGCCAACTGGAGTGACTACGAGCCAACGGCTACCTGGATGAACCCTCCTTATTCCAACCCGAAACCATGGGTGGAGAAGGCTTTGATAGAAGCCAAGCACGGAGTGAAGACCGTTGCCTTGTTGCCTGCGGATACTTCCACCAAGTGGTTCCACCTGATTTTGAATGCCGATTGTCACATCGAATACCTACCCAAGCGCGTGCGCTTTCTGTTCAAGGGTAAGCGTTGCGGTAGCCCTAAGTTCGGTAACGTATTGGTGGTCTTCTTCCCGCAGGTTCCCTTTCCGTGAGTGAACTCACAATCAAGGAGCAGCTAGTCGAGGACATCGTTGCCTTCCGGCACGATCCATTGGGCTATGTGCTCTACGCCTTTACGTGGGGAGAGGGCGAACTCTCCGATGAATCAGGCCCAGAAGACTGGCAGATAGAGACGCTCAACGACATTGGTCAAGGCTTGCGCAACGGCGAGCTCACCGTGCAGCAAGCGATTCAAATAGCCATCGCATCCGGTCACGGCATCGGGAAGTCCACGATGGTTGCTTGGGTTATTCTCTGGGGCTTATCCACCTTCGAAGACACCCGCATTGTCATCACTGCCAACACCGATGGGCAGCTATCCACCAAGACTTGGCCTGAAGTAGCGAAATGGCATCGCCGCTCAATCAACCGAGATTGGTTTACCTACACCGCAACCTCGCTTTATTCGGCCGAGCCCGGGCATGAGAAGAACTGGCGAGCGGATGCTATCCCTTGGTCCGTGCACAACACCGAAGCTTTTGCCGGCCTGCACAACGCCAAGAAGCGCATCATCCTCATCTTCGATGAAGCGTCCGCGATTGATGACAAAATTTGGGAAGTGGCAGAAGGCGCGCTCACCGATGAAGACACTGAAATTGTTTGGCTCGCCTTCGGTAACCCGACCAGGAACACCGGCCGCTTCAAGCAATGCTTTGGAAGTCTCAAGCACCGTTGGATCACCAAGCAAATCGATTCCCGCACCGTGCGTCGCACCAACAAGGTGCAGCTGCAAAAGTGGGTGGATGACTACGGCGAGGACTCCGATTTTGTAAGAACACGTGTGACAGGTAAGTTCCCGCGCGCGTCTTCCATGCAGCTGTTCTCAACTGACTTGGTTGCTGAAGCCATGCGCAGGGAAGCTCGGTCTACCCTGTTAGATCCGCTCATCATGGCGTTAGACATCGCGCGTGGTGGAGATGACAACTGCGTCATCCGTTTCCGCCGCGGCTTTGATGCCAGAAGTATCCCGCCCATTGTTATTCCCGGTTCTGAAGTGAAAGACTCCATGCGCCTGGTGTCCAAGGTGGTGCAGGTATTGGAAGAGAAGAAGCCTGATGCGTTCTTCTACGATGGCACCGGCGTTGGTGGTCCAGTGGGTGACCGCGTTAGGCAGCTTGGGTTTACGGTGATGGAAGTGCAATTCGGTGCGGGTTCTCCCAATCCGAAGCAGGCAAACTTTCGCGCCTTCATGTACCAAAAAGCGTTAGACTGGTTAAACGCAGGCGGTGCCCTAGATGCCAACAACGAACTAGAAACCGACCTGACTTCAATTCAATACTCACACAACAAAAAAGACCAAATGATCTTGGAGTCCAAGGAGGACATGAAGAAGCGTGGGCTTGCATCGCCCGACCAGGCAGACAGTTTCGTAATGACCTTTGCGTATCCGGTAGCGCCGAAGATGCTTGGCCAGTCTAGCCAGAGAAGCAACGCAGACTTTGATCCGTATGATGAGAATAGGAGAAACCATTGATCACATTCCAAAGGGAATTGGTGTTGGCCTTCATCGATGAAGCAGGCGAGTTGTTCAAAGCACACGCTGAGGAACTAAAGCCGCATCCGAATACAAAGCTGAACGTGCGCTTTGATAAATTCATCCAAGCCGAAGAAGTTGGCGCGCTTCGCATCTACACGGTGAGAGAAGATAAGAAGCTGGTGGGTTACTGCCTGTTCCTTTTGCAAGACCATTGGCACTACGCAGACGAGAGGGAGGCGCAATCAACAGCGCTGTACCTATCCCCAAGCCTGCGCGGTAAGGGAATTGGGAAGGGTTTCTTAGCCTACTGCGACACGCAACTTAAACTAGAAAATGTTCAAGTCATCTATCATCATGTAAAAGCAACACACAGCTTTGCACCACTCTTAGAAAAGCTGGGTTATGGGTTGATCGACTTCACGTACTATAAGCGGTTGGAATAGTTTTCTTCTTGGGGGCGGAAAAAATGAGCGCAGCTGTGGGTTCTCTGTTTGGGCCAATGGGCACGCAACTTGGTGTTGGCTATGAGGTTGCAAGGGGTGCCCCAAAACCGCTTGCATCTTACGACTATCGAGGGAACCGCACTGGTGGAGAATTAGATTTTTCTGGGGAGTATGGCGACCGTGACATAGTGGAGTACCGCGATAAGGCGGGAAACAAGCAAACCTCACAAGCTTCTGACTTTATCGCCAACGTGCTTCCCGAATTGCAGCGAATTGGAAAAGAAGAAGACGATTTAGCCTCGCAACAAAAGATGCAAGAAGCGCAGCAAATGGCGCTTAATCAGCAAGACACGGCTTTAAAAACCATCTCTCGCAAGAAGCCTAAACCCAAAGGCGGAACGATTTTAACTAGCCCCTTGGGTTTGTTGGGTAACTCCAACTCCTCAGCAAAAACTTTGATCGGAGCGTAAGCACCATGGCCGAAGCATCGATGTACCTTTCAAAGCGGCAACGCATTGAGTTGTTGAAGAAGCAACTCGAAGATGACCGCTCCAGCTTTCTTTCTCACTGGCGAGACCTAGCCGACTACTTCAAACCGCGCCGTCCTCGATTCGTGCTAAGCGATGTGAACCGCGGTGACCGCCGCAGCCAAAAGATCATTGATGGCACTCCGACTCGCGCGCTTCGCACCTTAGCTGCCGGCATGATGGGTGGGATCACAAGCCCTGCGCGCCCATGGTTTCGGCTCGGTGTCCCTGATCAAGGACTGAACAACTACGAGCCAGTGAAAGAGTGGCTGCATGATGTGACCGTGCGCATGACCTCCACGTTCTTGCGTTCGAATTTGTACAAGGTGATCCCCAGCACCTACTCAGACCTAGGGCTATTTGCTACCGGCTGCCAGTTCTTGGAAGAAGACTTTGATACCACCATCCACAACTTCTCGGTGCCCATCGGAAGCTATTGCATCGGCAACGACGCCAAACTGCGGGTAAAGATCTTTACGCGTGAATTCCGCATGACTGTGCGGCAGCTGATTGAAACCTTCGGCGAAGTAAATCCACGCACCAGCAAGGTGACGAACCTAGACATCTTCTCGACCTCGGTTCAGAAGGCTTACGAGTCTGGTCACATGGAGCAGTGGATTGATGTTTGCCACGTCATCTATCCGAACCCAGAGTTTCGGCCGGACAACCCGCTTCCTCGCTACAAAAAGTTTTCGTCTTGCTACTACGAGAAGGGCTCAGGCTCTGGTTACAGTGCGGCATCTCAAGACGCGCAGAACTTCTT